CTTGCGTACGCTTGGCGGGGCAATGGATGTTAAACCATACATAAAAAGATCTATGATAGAGAAAGGGGTAGATAAGGAAGGGAACCTATTCACGCAGTTAGACTACACTATTGAACCTCTTGAAGAGGGACATGTGTTCTCGGGCGATTTGAATGAGATCTCCTTAGAGAGAAGGAAAGAGTTGAGACGGAGGTTTGCGATCCTTTGGGAAAGATTGTTGGCAAAAGCCCAATCAGAACCAAATGACGTGTCACTAGTGGCATTGGCAGAGGCACTCAAGGTAAGGATTATATCCAAATCAGGGGCAGCTCGGTCAATGGTACTAAAGAACATGCAAAAGTGGATGCATAGTCGCATGCGGAAACATCCTATGTTCACACTAATAGGGGAGACAATCTCTGAGGAATTCTTAACCGAAAGGTTGAGGATACCGGCAGAAGATGAGAACCCTGATTGGTATGAAGGTGTGATGTCCGGGGACTATACGGCCGCTACTAATGAAATGCTCAGTGTATTCAGTGATAGTGCTGGGAACGCTGTGTGTGACGTTATGGGATTAGACGAACAAGAGAGGGAAATATTTATTGATCACCTTGTCAACCACTGGATTGAGGATCCTGATTCTCCAAAAGGAGAACTAAGAGTACTCAGCCAGAAAAGAGGACAATTGATGGGTTCTATAATTTCTTTTCCAATTCTGTGCATTGTCAATGCCACAATCGTACGGATGTCCTATGAATTAGGAACAGGAAAGATATGGAAACTTATCGATCTCCCGGCATGTGTCAACGGCGACGATGTCGTGTTGGCCGGCAAGAGACAAGTGTATGATACATGGAAGGTGGTAGCCGCCTATTTCGGAATGCAAGAGTCCATTGGGAAGACATTTTGGTCAGATAAATTCTGTCAAATGAATTCCATGAACTTTCGAATTCAGCCTACTGGAAAGTTAATAGCCAGTAAGTTCATAAATTGGGGACTTATTAAGGGCATGGGCAGATCGGAGAATGGTGACACTGGATTGGAAGACGACACAAATGAGGTCGCACCACCAGGACACAAATACCGAGAGCTTATGCGCCTCGCACCTGCAAGTATACATAAAGATATACATAAACTATACGTAGAATTTAACGCGGACATGCTGTCTCGTGTCTTAATTCCTTGGTACCTACCCACATGGTTGGGTGGTCTTGGTCTCACAGGAGTGATGGAACCAAGCAATGACGATTTAGCGATCGCAAACGGATTTATTCGTTTGTTTTCGATGAAGCGACGTGGCTTGGCTCTACCTACTGGTGGAGACGGCAAGGGCATTAGCCTATTACCGAAGGATATTGGACAACCAGTTAAGTCTTGGCTAGTTCGGGATCTCGCATCAAAGCGAATTCCGGAACCATTCCAGACCTGGTCGAATAACACAGGAACAGATACATACGCGAGAGCCTTGTTCGAAGAAGGAGTCAACCTCCTATTCGATTCTACGGTCTCGTTAAAAACTCTATTTCCTAAAACTACTACATACATAGATGAAGAGACTGGTGAGTTCGTTGAACTGTCCGGAGAGGAAGTCGAATCTAGAGCAAATCAACCTTCTCGCATTTCTCAGGCCTTGCGACACAATCGTCGTGTATGGAAAAGATCCTATAAGGATCTCTACCGTGCACCGATTAAGTACAAGGGAGAGGAATTAGAGAAGTTTAAGATTTACGAAAGTTATTCGACTGACCCAAACGACAAAGAACTGGACCTGATGGACTATGTCTACCAGGCTACGGTCTATCACCACTAATACTCTACTTTCTAAACTACTGGACAAATATATACTCTACTAGTTTGGGACACAACACACCAATAGATAGGATACACAATACCAAATAAAAGGTACCGGAAGCCCAACCATGGGGTAAGGTGTCACGAAAGATACATGTACATAAAAAATAAACACATACACATATACTACTACTACTACTAACTGACCTGAGTTGGTAAGACTCACAAAAACTCGCTCTGTCCGACAGCGGACAAGAGAGCGAAGCGCACTTGTGGATTATTGACCCCGTAAAGGTATCAAAGATCCGTGGC